ATCGTGTGGTAGGAGTTGCTCTGCTTTCTCCCACTTGTTATCTTTTAGCCAGTTGACATACCAATCGAGTCCTTGACCATGATTCTCTACATAATCTAGTAGTCTTACTTCTTGTCCTGTTGCTTGTGCCACCCATAACGCTGTGCTATCACCCATGCCCAAATCCCAAGCCACATAAGTTCTACAGAGATCATCTCTCGTAATGTCGCAAAGTCTACCTTTTTCTTCGAGGTCGTTGATGAGTTTGCCATAGTAACTTCCCTCTACTGCTGCGTTAAAACTACACTCAAACTCTTGGTTGTACTTGTCCTCGCCCATCTCTTTCTTGGCAGACCATAATTCATCTAAATCTATTAGCTTTGTTTCGCTTGCCTTAAACTGTAGTGCTGCCCATCCTTCTTCTTTGCCTGCTCTGTCGAACAAGTCCTTGAAGTGGTTATTGCCCTTGGGTGTGCCAATAAACAGACAAAACCCTTTTCTGTCTGCCAAACTGGGTCTCAGGATCTCGTTCCATATTTTTGGGTTCTGATCGCCAATTTCGTCTAAAACTGACCCGTCAAAATATTGACCTCTGAGTGAGTCTGGGTTATCTGATCCGTATAACTGTATTCGTCTACCAAAGAAGTCTACTCTTAACTCCGCTATATTAGCTGTAGCATCCAATGGTCTTACAAAGTTTGTAAGGTAATCCCAAGCTACTCTCTTAGCCTGACTATATGTCGGTGCTATATACGCATACCTAGGATTAGGCTTGTCGTTCTCCATCGCTGCTTTGATTAGCGCGTTCAGAGCTTGTACTGTTTTACCCATCCTACGATGTGCCACTACCACTACGAAACGATTGTTCTCCATCGCCTCATGTATCTGTAACTGTGGTTCTCTTGGCTTGTAAGGGATGACTACTCTTTTTACTTCGTCATCTGCGTACTCTACTTCTCCCAAGCGACCACCATCTTAAAGATTCCACCTTCTGCATTGCTTAGTTCGGTAGTGTTAACAGGCTTACCATCTATCCTGTCCATGACTTCCTTGATTGCCCAAGGCTCTCCGGCTTCTGCTGACTTTACTAACTTCTCGGTAATGTTCCTGAGTTTCTTACGATCCTCTTGTACTAGGGCTATTCTTAATGCATCGTAAAAGAGCTTGCCCTTCTTTGCATTTTGGTTGCCTGGCTGTGCGCCTCCCTTATCACTTGATTCGGGTGTTATGTTTTTGTTTTCTGTAGAGTTTTCCATTCCATTCCCTATGGGTTGATGGTTGATGATGTTGCTATTCTACAACAGATTTGTAATATACAAATGTAGAACTTTCTGATATTCTACAAACTCACTTCAAAGGAGAATCAAATGAGTAAATATTATGGTTGGTCTAATTATGAAACTTGGAACGCTAATCTTTGGATTGACAATGATTGGCGGTTATCCGAAACAATTGCACTTCATACTTCTGATTTGTTTGGCAGCTACGATGACCCAGACGATATTACTTGTCATGTTGCTGATTACATTAAAAACTTATTTCTTGATGTTGCGCCAGACATAGAATCTGGTTTTTATGCCGACATCATCAACTCAGCAATCAGAACTGTAAACTGGCATGAAATTGCCAAACATTATGTAGATTCTGAACTATCTGTTATCGAACAGGAGTCGGATTAAACAGTATGGCTTTAGTAGGGTCTAACAGCCCTCTATAGCCATATTCTCTTGTTAGTCTCTCTAGGTCTGTCAAACTTTGTTGCGGATCTAATAAACCCTTGTTGTATGGCGATAAAAAACTTGTAGTATTTCTTGTTGCTGCTAAAAGTCCTAATTGCTCTGGATCTTTTGTAATATCGTATAGTCCAGGTACTTGAATCTGATACGGATAGCGACCCAATCCTGGCTCTGGTGTTACTTGTTCTGCTGCTCCTCTATAGGCATATGATCTGCCAGTTACAGGGTTTATGGTTTCAGCTAACCTTCTTGCTTCTTGTCCTTTGATGCCAGACCCATATTTTGTAGGATCTAGCACATCTAAATCAGGCTTGTTGCTAAAGTGTGTAAGAGTTTCTTCTACACCAAATTTAGGTTCTACAGCGTTTATTAAATAATCTGGCATACCACCGGCAAACTGTGGTTTTGTATATTCTGCTGGCAATAGGACTGCTGCTTGTTTAGCATATCCCCACATATCGCCTTTTTTCTTTAGCTCATCGGCTAAGAATTTAACTGAGTCTGCATCGCCTCTTGCTTTTGCTTCCTGTTGCAGCTTTCTTAGATCCTCCATCTGAGAATAAAGCTCTGCATTAACAGGGGTATAGTTTACAAAAGAGTTCTGACCTCTAGTTTCAGATGTCATGGCAATTTTTGCCAATGGACTATACATCTGTTCATGGGATGCCCAGGCTATTTCTTCGCCTTTAGCTCCGAATGGATTGCCTCGAACTGCATGACCAAAATAATCATGGACAGCCCTGAATTGCTCGTTGCTATTTAATCCTGTGGTTTTATCTACTTTATTTAAAAACTCATGCTTATCGCCACCCCTAAATACTGTGAGATGGTTGTGTCCAATGATGTCTCTTAACATTTCTTGAGAATCGTTGTAGTTTAGATTCCCTTCATGGAATGACATTTTGACAGGTAAAGACTTAAATTGTTCTTGTGTTTCTTTTTCTAATTGTTTGTATGATGCTGCTACAAGGTCATCATAGTTATTGATGCCCAATTGTTTAATGATTGGCGCATATTCTGGATCAACAAGATAACTCTGAAATACCTGATCTTTAGGGTAATTCTGAGGCATTTCTGCTGCAATTTGATATGATCTACCAATACCAGACTGTTTTGCTAGGCTGCTTGTAGGAATATTAATTAAAGGATTGTATGCCCTGCCTTGTGTCTGAGTTATTGTTGATGCTAATTGAAAAGCTCTGTTTGTCTCTGGATTGGTTAAGAGAGATTGAACTTGCCTGTTCGCCTCTTGTTCGTCAATGCCATATACAGACTGTCCGACTCCTCTAGAGGAGATAGCTGTTCCAGGATATATCCCTTCTGTCGGAACTGTTCCAAAAGTTTGTTGTGCGATTCCCTGAGATCCTGTAGGCTCGATTTCGAGGATTCCACCTGATTCTTTGGTTGTGAAGGCTGGCTTTTCATTTAATATTCCTGTTGGTGCTTCTACAGATTGTCCAAATTTTGTTAATACTGGAGGTTTTGCCAATGTTGTAAAAGTCTTTGCGACTCCAGCAGGAGTAACGGCAGACGATAACAACTCAGTAGTCTGACCAAGCAGATTCTGAGATGGTTGTGGCAAAAACCCTCTAGCAGTAAAATAATCTGTAGATCCTACTACATTCTTAGGATCTAGTAAACCAGATAAAGTAAATGGCAATGCTGCTAAATCTACAAATCCAGTAACTGCTTGTGGAACACCTCTTGCTACAGACCTGCCTAAATCCAACAAGGGATTTACAGACCTTTCTGTGGGAACAAACTGTGTTCCTAGTTCCAGGTCTAACAGGCTTGCCATATCTATCCTTTATTTATTACCATTTAACTTTGTCAGCCCAAAACGCAGCACTCATCTTGCCCTTGGCTATGTTCTTAGCGTGTCTTGCCTTAAATGACTTTCTTCTTGCCTTGTCTGCTTGCGACTCACCTTCTCTTGGTGGGCTACCTGTCATTCCTTGCTGACCAAAACGGATGGTCTTTACCTTATCTCCCTCTTTTGCCACGACTACATGGCTTTTAGTAGGGTGGCTAGGTGTCTTTTTGGGTTTGTTATACCCTACTACACCAATCCGTTCTAGGACTCCTGCTGCCTCTCGGACTTTCATTAGAACCTCTGTCTATAAAAAACGCTTGGCATAAGGCTATCATTAAATGCTTTTCTAATTTCTGCACCAAACTCTCTGTTTTTGGCTAAATCTCTAATTGTGGCATCTATACCTGTAATATCGTATCTAGCTAATCTGCCTTCGTATGGTGTACCCATAGCATATGTAATATCTTGTCCACCGCCTGATACACCTAATGCCATTCTTACTTTTTCATCTAAAGGTAATTCTGCACCTAATCTACCACCCATGCCAACACCTTTTAATGATCCTTCATTAAATGTATTTAGTCCACCTTGTAGACTAATTGGTGATTGTAGATAGCCTTGTGTTTCAGCAAACTGTTGTGGCATTGGTGCGCCCATATAGGGCATCATTGCAAAATCAAAGTCTGATGGATTTCTTTCAGGTCTGCTCATCATTGGTCTGTCTGATGCAAAGTTCATAGGCTCATAATTCATTGACCTAAGTTTTTGATTTGCTATTTGGCTTGCTGTAAGTTCTTGTTGTGGTTGATCTCCATAGCCAAGCAACCCCTGTAATCCAATACTAGAAAGTAAATCGTTTAAGTCCATTTATTTCTTGTATCGAGCAGACTTACCAGCTTCAGCCATAGCAATCGCCATAGCTTGTTTAGGGTTCTTGACTACCTTACCGCCCTTGCCAGAATGTAGAGTTCCTTCTTTGTACTCGCCCATTACTTTACCGATTTTCTTCTGTGCCTTGTTCATAGAGATCCTCTAGGTTGTATTTGCACCACAATAAAGGTGCTTCTTCTCCGTCTGCCATGCCTCTTGCCATATGTTGTTTTATAGAAACAACTGTAGCGCCTAATGTATTGAGTCCATCTACCATATCAGGGTAAACCCTATGCTTAAATCGTTCTGCGTTTGCCTTGCTTGCCTCGGACTCTCCGTTGGCATTGTAGCCGTTAGAATCGTGATCTAGGGCGATAAAAGTACCATCCTTGTACCCTAGGGGTATCCCGACTGATTCGAGCCTCTTAGCAAGATCTGTGTCCTCGTAACCCCATCCCCAATAAGTATTGGAGTATCCGTTACAGGCTTCAAAATGCCACTTTCGCATGACTGCGACTGCTGCTAATCCGTAGCGTTGGGCGCATACTGCTCTGTCTGTGCCATGTCCTACTGGGCGTTTATCCATGCCATACCAGACTATTCGGCTTGGTAGGTTAGGTTCTGTGTAGTCTGCCCACATTGGCATATAGTCTACATCGTGAAAACACACATAATCGATCATGCCTGCACAAGCTGCGTAAGCGTGATTGACTATTGCGCCTCGGTTAAAAGGTAGATCGTCTACTTGTTCGGCTAGAACAAACAATGGTTCTATGTCGGTATTTCTACGAAAGAATGAGACTGTATGAGGGAGCATCTTGGTTAGATGCGCCTCTCTGTCTCTATATGGGATTATTATCCCTAATCTCAAGATTTCTTTTTGTAAGGTTTAGCAGTTTTAGCTGCTTGTTTAAAGTCTGATGCGGAAGGTGCTGCTTTGCTACCAGGCTTATTCATCTTCTCGCCTGATCCTTCTTTAATCCGTTTTCTCTTTGCTGCGATATTACTGTAGAGACCTTGTTTCATTCTTCCTCCTCGTATTCTTCATCCTCACCGACAGCTTCCCAAGCCTGACAGCCATTCTCATCGGAACATACAAAGTCAAATATAGCACAATGACCCATGCCTTTACCAACTCCGCACTTGGTCATTTCTTCGCCTGTTGCATAGTATTCGCAGGCTTTGCACTTGCCCTCACCATCTTTGCGCGCCCCATAATTGGCAGTCAAAATGGCTTTCTTCTTGTTGCCCTTGTTTATATCGGCAT